TTGAGCGCCGTTAGACCAATCAGGAGAGTTGAACACGCCCTGCGTATAGCCTAATCCGCCACCTAGCCCTATGCCCTTTGCCACATTGACCAAAAGCGGAGCGCTCTTAACGGCTATGCTTGGCGCGGCAAGGACGCCAGCCCCGACAGAGCCGACAGCATTGCCCATGCCATATGAAAAGGGGTTTTCATCTTTTAAATCAAAGTTCGAATCTTGAAAATGCTTGAGTGCAGCGGAGTAGTCGCCAAAATGCCCATTTAGCCCTGTCGCAGCGTCTATCAAAGCCGCCGCGCGTGTGTTAAGCCCCATTGAAGCGCCATCAAGAGCCCCAACGGTGCCAGCACCCACTATGTTTTTCAGATCATCAAATTTCTTCTTCATGTTTTCGGACGTGTCTAATTTGTCCATATTCCATGACGCTACGGGTAAATCATCCCCGCGCTGATACCATGGCGTTGCAGCCGTTTGCGTTGTGCCAGAAGCACCATCAAGCGCAAACCCGTCAGGCAGTTGGTCAAGCGCAAACCCGTCAGGCAATGCCCCGCTATCAGGTGAGGCCGCCGCAGGAGCCGGATCATCTAAGACAAATCCTTTAGGAAGTTCGCTCATTGGTTAGTAACCCATTTGCCAGATTTGAACATCATTTTAGCGCCATTCGGGCCGGTTGCCGTCTGGCCTTCCTGATATTTGGGTGCAATGACAGCCGCAGGCGTTGTTGTTGTTTTGACATCACCCATTGACATGGGAGTTCCCGGCGCATTGGTTTGAGGTGCTAATCCCGGTGTTAGCGGAGATATGAAGAAGGGATGCGACCGCTTATAATCATAAAGAGCGCCTTGCACGTTGTCTGTAAGCGGGTTCAATTTTCGAGCAATATCACCAGCCCCAATAATCGCATCAGATTGTGGCACAATCGAATTATCAATAATCCATTTCGATGCGCCGTTTAGCAATTGATTGTTTGGCATAGAATCAAGGAACGCTTTAGCTGTTTGCTGGCGCAAAGCTACGTCCTTCCCATCGCCAGACATTGTTTGCTTGCCATATTCCATAGCTAGAGCAACGCGCAGCTTATTGGCCTCTTGATCATTTTCTGGGTTTGTTTTCAAAATGCCCTGAATGGTTTCATCACTGAAGCCCGCCTGTTTAGCAATTGCTGCAAGATGATTTATGAACGCGCCTGAAGGGCCTGAGTTTACAAGAGGGTTGCCGTTTGAATCGACCAACCGGTTTCGCATTTGTAAAGCTTGCTGTTTTTCAACTGAGGCAGAGATAGCCGCACTTAATGCCTGTTTGTGTTCCTCAATCTGCGTGTCAACATATTTTGCGCTATTTGGGTTTACGGCGGAAACACCGAACGAAGGCTTCGGGTTAGCCGATGATGGCGAAAGTTCTTGAGATTGATCGCTTGAAGGAGATTGCCCAACACTAATCACGGGCGGCTGATTAGATTTTGGTGGCGTTTGACCATTGTTAGCTGTCGCTGCGTCAGCTTCCTGCAAAACAGTTGGGCGGATGAACATACCCGGATTATTGACATCCGGTATAACTTCACCCATTTTATTGCGTGCTTCAGCGGCGCTTTCACCAGCTTTTTGCGCAATAGCGGGATTAACCTTTGCCCAAGCTTCGGCATCTGCATTTAGGCCCTTGCCTACAGGGCCAGCCATTACGCGATTGTAAACTGTATTATACAGTTCCATAGCTATTGGCGCTTTCATATGCTGCGGGTTTTGTTTAAAATCAGCCTGATATGCTTTTAACGTGGCTAAATCTTGGGCAAATAGCGCTTTGGTATCAAGACCATATGGCTGGCCTTGCTGCCCCTGTTGAGCAGATCCTTGCTGGCCTTGACCAATCGGTACGGCTGACTGTGGCGGCATTTGTCCAGATACCTGCGCGGGCATTGGATTTTGCGAATCCGCCATAGAAATAGGCGCATTTGCCGTTTGACTTGGCTGGACAGGATTGGACAAGTCTTGACTTGGCGACTGTTGTCCAGTCGGCTGTGACGCATTAGAACCATCAGAGGCGCCGTTTGCTACGGCACCCAAACTACCCGATGCACCCAAGACAGGTGGAGCCGCAGACTGCATTTTAGTCTGTGGCAAACCGCTTCCTGAAATACCAGAAAGCCAGTTCAAGTTGCCCACGCCCTGCATACCGCCCACAACATTGTTCGGCATTGACAAAGCATCTTTGGTATTGGCCAATTGCTCACCAGCCGCCGCACGGTCAAGATTAGCCTTGGCAATCTGCAAAGCTTGGATTTTGCCCGCCCGGTCTAACTGTTCGGCGCGCTGCTGCGTCAGGGCAGTGTTATAATTGGCTAAGCCCTCTCCCATGCCCTTGGTAAGCCAGCCGTTGCCCATTACGCCAGAAGCAAAGGCTAATCCCGGCGATTGGTTCCCCTGCGTTTGCAGATCATTTAGCTTTCCGATAAATTGATCATCGGCTTGACGCGATCCCGCCACCGCATTGGAAATGCCACTAGACATGGCATCATACTGGCCTGGAATCTTTCCAGCCAGTCCGGTAATGAAATCGCTAAGCGCGCCTAAGCCTGTATCAGCCATGTGAAACCTATTTCAAACCGTTGAGAAGGGAGAGACCGCTTACAAGAGAATTTAACCCCGTTTGCGATTGCGGATAGGCGTAGGAGTTAATTCCAGTTTGAGACTTACTTTCAGACGTTGGAACTTGCACGCCTTTCAAGATCGAGTTCATGTTTGACAATTGCTGCCAAGGGTATTGAACCTGATTTTGGAAATCGCCATAAGCAGTGTTGAGGTTCTGCTGGGTTAAGCCCTGTTGCTCTTGCCCGATGGCATCAAGCGAGGCTGCATCTTTCAAGCCGTAGTTCTGTCTCTGGCCTGCCATTGCCGCTTGATTGGTGCCGATATTGGCAAGGTTCTGTTGACCCGTTGCAGTGAGATTGCCCTGAACCTGTCCAATTTGAGCCTGCCGAGATAGATCATTCTGCGAGAATGTTGCCGCATTGTTAAATTCGCTATTGAGGTTTTGGCTTTGCTGGCCTAGCAACTGCTGCTGCGTATTTTGCATAGCTTGACCGGTAGAGTCCTGCATACGCGAAGACCCGAACTGCCCCGATTGCGTGTAAGCTGAACCAATGGCCGGAAGGATATTCTGACTGAGGTTAAGACCCGCCTGTTTGGCAAGGTTGTTGTTTACGTCCTGCGTATAGGGGTTCATGTAGTTTGACATTCCGGATGATCCGGATTGTGAGGCAGATGTGAGATTTCCATTTGCCGCAGCGTAGGGGTTCATCGCAGCAGCACCGGCTTCGTTACCGTTTGCAGCGTTCATGCCACCCGTCCATGAGCCGTTGTTTGTGCGTGTCTGCGCATAGGCTCCGGTTTGATCAGGTGTTGCCCCGGCAATGCGTGGGCCGCCATAGACCTGAAAGGGTTCCGACGCGACCGAGTTGGCTTTGGCCATCATGCCTTGAGCATAATCTGTGTACCACGCCGGAAGGCCAGACGTAGTTGTGCCATAGCTTGTGGTTGCGGGCGGCGGTGAACCGTTAAAAAGGAAATCAGTTAAGCTCATTCTAAAACCCCTTAACGGTTATTTTGTGCGAGATATTGCAGAGGCGATTTGGCATCAGGCGGGAAATTGCCCTTTGCCAATGACGGGCCAATATGCCGGCGAATGTTTTGGCGCATTTGATCAAGCGCTTGCGCCCCGGCGTCGGTTGAGCCATTGCCAAGCGCGGAAACCGTTCCTGCGTCCATGATGTATTCGCCGTGCGAGAGTTTGGCCGGAACCACATCGGCGCGGCCATCAAGCGGGTTTTGCGATTGTTGCTGCATGGGTGCTGCATTCGGTCGAATTTTACCGCCGCGCGCTAAGGATTGCATTGTCGGCAGTTCGTTATTCTGGATTTGCTGAACGCCGGGGTTATAGCCATAATTGAGATATTGCGATTGCGTCATTGGCGTTTGCTGGCGATTAAAAGCCACTGTGGGCAAATGCTGATTAAAGTTTGCCTGCGCTTGTGCGTTTTGCCCTGCCGCAGCCCGTTGTGCAGAATTACCATTGTGATTAGCGAATAGTGATAATAGCGAGCCGATAGCCGCCAGATTTTTCGGGTTCATTCCACCGGATAGAAGGCCACCTAAGCCACCAGACCCAGAAGCACCGGAGCCAGACGCCCCGCTTGCTGCCCCATCGGTTCCACCGCTAGAACCACCCAGAAGCCCCGCTACCGCAGAGCCGCTATGATCAGCATAACCAGTCCCGCCGAACCCAAGAGCATTAGTGACGTAAGGCGTTGCCGCTCCGGTAAGGCCACCCATCAATGCGCCGGAAACGCCATTGCTAAGCCCGCCAATGCCCGCCCCTAATATTCCGCTACCAAGCGCGTTCGCAGCCGTTGAACCCGCGTCCACAAGCCCCGTAGCGCCGCCAATTGCATCACCAAGGTATCCACCTAGACCGCTGATGCTTCCGACAGCCGACGCGACGGGCGCAAACCATGATTGTTTGTAAAATGGCGTAAATTCCGGCAAGCCAGTTTTTGGGTTGATTGTTGGATCACCCCAGCGTTTACGCATTTCGTCAAATTCGTCTTTGTTGACGTGCACCGCCATGGTATCGCCACCGCGCCCCGAATTAGCAACGTCTTTACCCGCATCGGCAAGACCGCCCTTGGCATAGGCAGTGCTGTTGCGTCCGTGGATTATAACTGGCATGTGGCGGTCATTTTCAGGGATCATTTTAATATTCCACAATGGAGTTAAAGTCGTGAACCCAGTCAATCCAAGATGTGTAGGATTCGGGATATGGCGGGCTGTATTTGGCTAATTCTGGCAGGGCTATCAGTTCAATAACCCATTGTTGCCAGTTGTCGTTTCGCGGCTGCTGGTTGATGAAGCCAAACAAAGACAATGGCTTGAGTGCGTCTTGTGCCCATGTCTCGAAATCAGACAAAAACGGCACAATCATTGCGTTATCCTAGAATTGTTTCTTCACTGTCGGCTTCAATGTGGGCATAGCAATTGCCCATTTGAAAATCCCCGCCGATCACGTTGGATTCAAACCGAAACCGCATTTGTCTGCGCTTGGTTTTAAGATAGACCATTTGGTCTTTCGGATCGGTAATGGTTAGTGGGTCTTTGATTGTAACCGTCTCGCTGAAAATGATATTTGCCCGCGCATTGGCGTTTCCGGTTATTTTCAGGGTCATATCGCCAGATTGAATAAAATCCGGTTCGATAGCGCTAATTGCGAGATGATGGCTGTTCGGCTTTTGAGCCAGCAAACTTGACATGGAATTGGTTTCAAACCACGCATCAATCGGCCCGATGCCGGATGAACTCACCGCATCAAGCCCGCTTTCGTGCTGCCAAACCGGATAGGTGCTGCCATTTACTGTTGCGTCGCACATTACCGGATAGGGGTAAACCCCGGTATTGGTTGAGCATGTTCTAAATGTTGATGGTAAAGCCGTGTCATACCAACAATTCTCTCGCACATTGTAAATCACGGCATGACTGCATTCGGTTGCAGATCCGCGCGGATAGCACCACCAAATCTCACCCCAACGCGTATTTTTGAACGCAAAAACTTTTTGCCTTTGAGCAAGGTTAATGTTGTCAAAAAGCCAGTTGGTATTTGATACGTTCGGCAGTTCGCGAACCGTACCATTATAGACAAAGAACCGATCAGTTCCGAGCCAAAAATACATGCCATTATATTCGCAAATCGCGTTAGATGACATAATGGTTGAAGCATCTGTCAGCGTGTTAAATTGCCATGTGGTCGAGGAATTATACTGCATTAAAATCAGTGAATTTAACGTCCACAAAAGCGCGGAAGGGCTTGTCCCAGCACCGCCCCTAACCAACATGCCCTTGACGATCTTTTGATCAGAAACATAGGCTTGCCCGGAATTAATCGCTTGCCAGAAATCCGCACCCGATGCGCTGGTAGAGTTGGCAGGAGCGTTCCAATAGACAAGACCATTTGATCCAAAAGCCACGATATACGGGGGCATACACAAGACGCCACCAGATACGCCGCCCGTTACTACCGAAACCGTTATGCCTGCCGCTGTAGCGGTTGCGGCATTGCTCATCGTGATAGTGTTGACAGTCCACGATTTGACATAGGTGTTTATAGGAATACCAGTTCCGGAGACGGTCATGCCATAGCTAAGCGCCGTTGTATCAGACACGGCAGTTAGCGTTATGCTAGTATTTGTCGAAGCCGTAATGGTCGCAATCGGAATTGAGGTATTTAAGACCGGCAAACCAAGCGGCGTTAAGGCGGTTGAGGATGTAGCTTTGCCCCAGAAAATCGCGCTTTCAACATTGCTATCAATAAAGGATAAATTCTGCCCTGCGTGCCCTACCAACATCGTGTCATTGTTGAGCGTTGTCGGGTCGGTAATCATGTCAAACTGCCAAAGGTTGTTGGCAGAATTCACAAGAGCATTTGGCGTGCGTAGAGCCGGGGTAAATACGCTGCCCATAGTGTCAATATTGATCTGTTCAACGAGGCCAGAGCTCCCAACAGCAAAATACGCATAGCCGTTTCGTGTATACATATGCGAGCCGCGCCCTTGACCGGACGTAGACTGGATTTGCTTATAGCCGCGGATTTTACGAGGCAAACCCCGTTGCCAGCGCACCCACTGCGCATCAATGCAGTTGGTGTTGTTCAGCGTTGAACCATCGCGGCCAACGCCCGGCTGTGGCGCAATAAGAACCGGAACGGATGGCATTATGTTAAAATCTCATTTATTAAAATAATAATCATTGCCAACTCCTTAAATCTCAGCGCTTGCTGTCCATGTCGTTGCAAATTGGCCGCTCGCAGTTGTGTTAGCCGTGCGGACTTCGTACCAATATTGTGGGCTGACTTGCACAGGGGTTCCTGGAGTAAAGGGAAAGCTAACCTGTCCGGCATTTGTCATAACAAATGTGGGAGTTGCGCGCATAACTGTTGGTAAAATCATTGTTGCCGAATATGCAAAACCGGAAGTTACGGAGGTCTGAAGGAAATTGCCGCCCGTCGAGTAATAACGTTGGCAAAGCTCTAATTCATATGCAATAGGGCGGCGTTCAAAAGATGTAGACGATGCGCCTACCTCAAATTGGACACCTGCAATCTGGAGAAGTTGAGTTGCCACAATAGCCGGATTATTTGAGACAAGCTGTATCTTTAACCCGGTAGTTGCCGCATTCGGGATAGCAAAAGTAGATGTTACCTTCGTCCAAGTTCCAGTTGTGACGCTGGTTGCCCCGCTCGTGCCGATGGCAGTTATTGCGCCAAAATTATCAACCGTATTGGCATATGAAAGCGTTGACGTGACGCTCATAGTGCTACCGGTGCTTTGGAAAACATAATATGTTAGCATACATGTCTGACCAGCCATATCGCGGCAGTTCTGCGATTCTATGCGCTGTTCAATATTTATGCCAGTATTTGCGGCAATTCCTGTAATTTGCAAAATGCTTTCAAGCTGAGACAATCCCGTTGTAGTTGATGTGGTCTGCTGCCAAGTTGGCGCGGTTCCTGTAAAATTGGAGAGAAACCGGTCAAGCATATAACCAGCCGCCGTTACCGTGCCTGAAGCCCCGCGTTGAGCAATTCTAAAATCACCATTTATGATGCGGTTTCGGAAACTAAGTGCACTTGATGATGCCACCCATGCCGGAGCCACACCCGCGCCCTGCCCCGTTAGAACCGTGCTCAAAGCGCCCGTTGTATCCAGCTTAACAAGCGTTGCCGCGCCCGCCGCGATTGAACCAGCAACTACCGTATTTGCAGCAACCTTGCCCGGCGCACTTATCAATTCAAATTGAGTGCCGTCATAAATGACTTCGACAAGGTTCCCTACTGCAATTTCACCACCAACCAGTGCCGTAGGCCCAGCCGCACCCGGCACAAAAATATTGGTTGCCGCCAACCCATTGACCGCCAATGTAGCCGCAGCCGTATTGGTAAAGCCTGCAATAAATGACAGACGATTGCCGCGCGTGAGTGTAAAGCCCGCAGGAGTTGGCGCGGCCACGATTTGAGCGTTTGCCGCGCCCGTAGACGTGCCTGCGCTAAAAGTCGAAGTTGTTGACGAAACAATGCTTACGACAAACCATTTATTGGTTCCGTTGCTTTCCAGCGTCAGATATGAATAAGGAATTGTCAGGATGGTGTTTGCCAAGCCGTTGAGAGTATCGGCACCCGCACACGCCACCGTCAAAGTGATGATTGGCGAGACTGCCCCGCTTTCATCAACGACAATAATGGTTTCGCCGGGGTTGAACCCGTTTGCTGCTGGAAGCGTGAGAATGCGCGAAGCCGTGATTGACGTGTAGGCAATAAGCCGGTCAGTGACTAATCCGGTGTAATTGGTATCAGCAACCGCCGTTCTTTGATCAACCAGAAGCGAAAGCCGCGCCGCTGCCGCGCTGGCTGTTGTGAACAGGGAAATACCGACGGATGTGCCGCCTAAGTTGGTTAGTGCACCGCCCGATGTGGTTGCATTGGTGCCACCCTGCGCAACAGAAATCGGGAATGTAACCGACGAAGGCGAAGCATTTAGAACGTTGGTGCCATCCCCAAAGATAATAATACGAGACGCAGCCGAAACCGAAATAGGCGTACCTGCCGCCGTTGCAAGCGACAACGTAAACCCGTTCAATGTGACTTGGTTGTCAATATCCCACTGCTGGATTGTGGTTGGAAATACAACGGTCAGATTGCCAGTCAAAGAACCGGAAAAGCGTAAAATCTGGTTTGAATATTGCGCCGATGAAAGCGTTTGTGTACCGCTGGCATTGACGGCAATGGCCAAGAATGTATAGGCAAGATTGTTTAATCGAGTGCGGCCAATGGTATAATAGGTGGTGCCATTCGATAAAACGATTAGAGAGTCTTGCGAACTAAGCGTAATGGTCGAAACACCGTCAATGGTATCGCCACTCGTCAATGCAATTGTAAGCGTCCCTGCCCCAGCGTTTTTGATATTGGCAAACCAGTTAGCGCCAACCGTTGCCGCAGAGGATAGGGTTACAGTACCAGACCCGCCCGTCCAAACCACAACCGATGCCCGATCAGCCGCGCCAAGCGTATAGGCCGAATTGATTTGCGTAACCGGCATTGACTGGTTAAGCGACTGCCCAGAAGCGATAATGCCGTATCCTATAAGAGACGATGCCTGCGCTACCGATGTGCCGGAGCCTTGCTGGAAATAAGACCAGATGCCATTCGCAGTGCTGTTATCAGTGAGATAAATCTGCCAAGCCTGCCCCGGACTAACCGCTATAATGGTATTGCCTGACGTGTCGGTGACGGTGAATGAATAAGACCCGGTATTGTTGAACAGGATGCTTTTACCGGTTGATGCAAGATTTGCAGCCGGAACCGCAATTTTAAAGCCAGCGCCTGACTGCGTGACATTAATGATTGTTGTGGCAATGTTAGAAGTTGAGCCGACTTCCACCGGCCAAGTCAGCACAAGATTGCCCGTCAGGTTTTGGGATGTGTAAGTTTGATCTGACGGAAAAACAGTATTTCCAGAGAAAACTTGCGTAAACGTCGCCATACTTATTTATCCTGTTGTGTAACGGAGCGATCTAGGATTTTCTTCATTTCTTCATTGTTGATTGCCGATAGGGCGCGGTCGTATTCCGCCTGCCATTGCTGTTTTGCCCCGTCCGATTTTAGGAACATGGCGCATTCAATCAGCGAGGCATAAAGCAGGACTTGCGGTGCAAGATCGGTTAGCCAGTTGGTTTGATTGTCGGCACCAAGCAAGCGAGGGAGTTCGTAATAGAGCGCCTCAAACGGATAGGCACTGCTTGGCGTGGGCGCGATAATCCAATGCTTAGGATCATATTCGGCATAGAAGCGCGGTATTCCCGTTACGGAATCATCGGGAAAATAGTTGCGAAGATATTCGTAAGACCGCACGAATAATGGCGAGCGAACATTGTTATTCGTGCCAGAACCGAAATTGATCGAAATATCCTTGCGCCAGCGATCCGGACGCTGATAAACAGCAACACCGGACTGCATGACAGACGTGACGGTGTTTTGCAGCCCTTCGACTTTGAGTTCGCGAGCAATCCGGCGTTCGGCAAGATTGATCAAACGGGGCAATTGTGTCTGGAAAATCGGGTCTTGTGTGGACGTAGTTCCGCGCTCCAAGTAAGACGAAATATCCGTGCTTAAAGAGTTGAAAGTCGTTGCTGTTGACAAGGGCTATTCCAATTTACAGACGAGATGCGGACAATAAAAAACCCGCATGAAGCGGGCCATGTAGACGATTAGGCTAAGCTTTTATGTGATCGAGATCGTGTTAATAGAGGCCCTTGCAGCAGCATCAGCCGCTGCTATATTGAAGGCTTGAGTTGTAGTCATCCAGTTATTAATTGATTGGTCAACGATACAGTTAAACACTTGAGCGTGTGTTGCTGTACCATTGACAGCAATGTTAGCGGCTGACTGATATGCTGCAAACATCTTAGCCATGTCTGCATCGCTAAAGTTTGTGTAGGATTTGGTCAGCGTGCCATCAATTGTATCAGTTAGCTGAAATGTAAGAGTACCCATTTGATTGTTCCTTGTTTAGCAAGATGGAACGCCAAGAGCTATTAGCTCCGGCGCATAGATTAAAGTTAGTGATGGACTTTCAAGCGCTGGTGCAACTCTCGCTGCAAGTCTTGGGAACTTGCTGTAATAGCGCATTAACACCGCGTTTCCCTCTGGCGATAAAGCACGCCATGGGTTAGCATCAGCCATGCCCGAATGGAACGCCGAATGGAAACCTAGAACCGCATCAGGCTCAACGCACACGCCTTGTGCAGATCCAAGTTTCATAGTGCATGCTGATAGGCATTGGCCTGAAATATGGACTTTAGATGTGGCTGCATCTGCACGGGCGGCATATTCTGAAATGCGGCCACCGGCATCGCGCTCACCAAGCGATTGGCAACCGAACGTCGATAAAGCAAGGAGAAGAACTGCGAGATAGGTTTTCATGTCTTTCCTCAATGCGTCCGATACCAAGACGTTGTTGCGAGGTCGTAGATGAACGCCGTGCCCATGGCTAAAGCCGCCGAACTATTACCGCCGACAACCGTATTGCCGTTGCCACTGAGTGTCAGAGCCGTGATGGCTTGCATGTACGAGATAAACTGCACTTGGCCGTCTACTGGCGAAGCAGGGAACGTCACGGTCAACGTGGCAAGTGTGCCCGCTGGATTGATGATCTGGTATGGCGTGACTTTAGCAAGAGTGACTGTGCCACCAGTTGTAGGAACCGCGACGTTTTTGCCGTTATAGACTAGACCTTTTGCATGTTTGATTGTTTGATCAGCGCCGGTAATAGACAAAGCCGTAACAAAAGCATTCTGAGCAGTTGCACCCGCACCAGTGCCACCAGTCTGGAAGATCATGTCGCCAGATACACCGGAACCAGTCGAAGCAGGAGCTTGAACGGTAAAGTTAGGTGCAGTGGTATTGGTTGTGCCAGCGACAACAGATTGAGCTGTGAGTGTTTGCGCTACAGGTGCGGCTGCGTCTGGCGCGCCAAGTTGGAAGTTTGCTGCGGCGCGACGTTTAAGAATAACATCATTTGCTGCCCCTAAATATAAGCCAGAAATGTCAGCGGAGCCAATAATGTTAGAAAAAGCGGTAATATAATTGGCGTTTATAGTTCCGTTTGTGGTGATGCTGCCAATTGATGATATATTAAACTGAGATACACCGTTAAGCTGAAGGTCAACAAACTTACCAGCAAACCCTGCCGGAGCATTGACACCTAAGCCAGTGCCCGCAGTGTTCCAATTAGTCGATACCGTACCCGCTGGCTCGATAAGCATCACTGGTTTGGTTGTAGTTCCTGTGCCACCAGTGAACCAAGTACCGCTTGCAAGAATGGGCGGGGTGCTCGCTACGCCGTTGACCGAGACAATTTGTTGGCCTGTGAACGTATTAGCGCCGAGGGTTGCCAATGTGCCAGACGTCGGCAGCGTAACCGTTGTTGCGCCCGTTGCGGTGAGAGTGGTCGCAAAGGCTCCCGATGTGGTTAATGCGCCGCCGAGAACAACAGCCTTACCACCAATCGAATTGACGGCTGTAGTCAATGACCCAGCGGTGTTCGTCATGTCACCAGTGTGGGCCGGTTCCTGTGCGGCCGCTAAAGTGCCAGTGAGCGCCGTGGTCGGAAGCCCAGTTGCATTTGTAAGCACACCCGATGCGGGAGTTCCAAGAGCCGGTGTAACAAGCGTAGGCGACGTTGCCAATACAACCAAACCGGAACCAGTCGAACCCGTAAATGAATACGCACCCGCGCCTGTCCTGTTTATAAAACCAGTGCTTGCAAATCCTGATATATTATCAAGCGAAGTGCCGCTTGCCGTGCTTGCATTTGTGCCGCCATTGGCAACCGGTAAAACACCAGTCACGCCGGAAGTTAGAGGCAGGCCAGTCGCATTGGTTAAAACCCCGTTCGCAGGTGTTCCAAGAGCCGGTGTAACAAGTGTCGGGCTGGTTGCAAGAACGATTAAACCCGAACCTGTAACCGCATTGCCTAGAGCCGTCACAGTCCCTGAAGTGGGTAATGTAAGCGCTGTTATACCGGTCGCAGTGAGCGTGGTGGCGAATGCGCCGGAAGTCGTGAGGTTGCCGCCCAGCGTGATCGTAGAGGCATTGGCGACGCCTGTACCGCCATTTGCAGCGAGTATAACACTTACGCCACCAAATGCGCCCGCATTGTTGTATTGGATTTGTCCCGAAGTACCACTCGGCACGCCACCGCTAACCGGAGTTACCCAAGCGCCATCGCCGCGCCAAAACGTTGTCGCGCTCGCACCAGTGCCAGAGTTTAGGTTGGTGACGGGAAGGTTGCCAGTGACGCCAGTAGTCAATGGCAGCGCTGTTCCGCTGGTGAGCACAATTGCTGAGGGAGTACCAAGCGCGGGAGTTATGAGTGTGGGAGACGTTGCTAAGACGATATTGCCGGAACCTGTGACTACGTTACCTTGCGCAGTTACAGTTCCAGAAGTTGGTAGGGTTAGCGTCGTTATGCCAGTGGCTGTCAGTGTAGTTGCGAATGCGCCGCTTGTTGTCAGCGCGCCGCCGAGCGTTAGATTGCTCGCATTGGCGACGCCAGTACCGCCGTTTGTAGAAGGGAGAATGCCAGAAATCTGAGTTGTTAGGGATACTGATGGAGTAAATGAATATGCACCCGCGCCGGTACGGCTAATAAACCCAGTTGAGGCAAAGCCGGTAATATTGTCTAATGCCGTTCCCGAAGCAACAGCCGCATTTGTGCCGCCGTTGGCAATCGGAAGGATACCGGCAACGCCTGTAGTGAGCGGAAGGCCAGTCGCGTTAGTCAAGACGCCAGAAGCAGGTGTACCCAACGCCGGAGCCGTCAACACCGGACTGGTCAAAGTCTTGTTTGTAAGCGTGTCTGTTGAAGCGCGACCAACCAGCGTATCGGTTGCGGCTGGAAGCGTAAATGAACCTATTGCCTGTTGGACGATAGTTGTGGCGAATGCGCCAGTCGTAGTCAGTGCGCTGCTAAGTGAAACCGCCTTACCGCCGATTGAATTGACCGCCGTTGCAAGCGAACCCGCAGTCGTAGTCATGTCGCCAGTAAATGCAGGAACCTGTGCGGCGGCTAGTGTGCCCGTCACGCCAGTGCTTAACGGAAGGCCCGTGGCATTGCTTAAAACCGCAGCGGAAGGCGTTCCAAGTGCGGGCGTAGTCAATGCCGGGGATGTGGCTAAAACAATAGCACCCGAACCAGTAGGCGCAGCCGCAAGAGCGGTAGCAATACCAGCGCCAAGCCCACTTAGACCAGTCGCAATAGGCAGAGCCGTTGCATTGGTTAGAACGGCTGCTGAAGGTGTGCCGAGCGCCGGAGTGATAAGTGTTGGCGATGTAGAAAGAACAATCGCACCAGAGCCGTTTACGGCTTGTCCGAGTGCTGTTAAAACGCCAGTTCCCGTTGATGTCCCGGCAAACGCGCCAGCATTGTTATACTGAAGTTGTCCGGAAGTGCCGCCCGGAACACCGCCGCCCGACCCTGCCGGGGTTGCCCAAGTGCCATCACCACGCCAGAATGTCGTTGCATTTGCGTTAGTGCCCGAATTCAGATTAGTGACTGGAAGATTGCCCGTCACCTGAGAGCCAAGCGCAACCGCCGAAGCCGTAGCCAAAGCGCCAAACGCCACACCGCTCGTTGCAGTGACAACCAAGTTGCCATTTGTAGTGTTTAAAGTTGCATCGCCACCAATAATAACACCGCCGAAAGCACCGGTATTATTGAACTGAACCGAGCCGTAAGCCCCAGCAGGCGCGCCAAGACCAGCCCCGACATAGCTCTTGATTTGGTCAACCGACATTTTTGTGTCAAGACCGTTTTGAACAGCATAAGTGAGTTCCGGCCCCGTAAGCTGTTTGGCTTGCGGGAGTGCGGTTAAGGTCGAATTTGCCATTTAAGCGATTATCCTAAAGCGGCGTATAGCCATCGGTTAAGACGAGGAAATTGACGCCATCAACCAGCAAAAGGTTGAACGTATCCGAGGCGTCGATGTTGGTATCATTGCGCACGAAGGGCAGGTTTATTTTGTCCGCTGCACGTGGTGCAAGGCGATAAGGATCATACACATCAAGATCAGCAAGACAGACACGCAAGCCCGGCGAATTTGGGTCGGCATAGAGTTGCCCTATCGGAAATTTAGAAGAGCACCGTCCACAAATGCCAACCCCAAGGGTTGAATTGCCGGATGTGTCAAGAAACTTACTCATCTTGTATAGCCGGAGATATTCGGAGCAAACCGGATCGGGCCTTTATCGCGTTCGGCGCTTTGCACCATTAACAAAGCTTCATCAGATAGCTGTTTGAGAAGCGGAATAGTTTCTTTATCGACTTCCGGCGTTTCCATGCCGATGCGCCATGCCAAACCCCAGACGATGGCCTCATACCAGCGTTGTGGAATGTCCAAGGATTGCCCAAGGGTGCCCACGTCCATAATCTGGCGCTTACGATAGGCAACGATCTGGTTTAGGGCACTGGCGGCGTCCGGAGCGCGATCTAGCCGCATGATTGGCGCATCACGTTGACGGTCTAGCCAAAATTGCGATGGCCGCCCGAAAATCTGCGACGATGAAAGATTGCTGTAATCATCCTGACTCATGCGATACATGGCCGACGATGACGGCGAGCCAGCCGGATAGATTGATGTGAAGCTCAAAGTTTGCGCAGCGGCGTCTCGAATGGAGATATAGCCCGCCGCCTGAATGATATTAAGGTCAAACCAGTAAAGCGTTCCCGCCGTGTAAACTGCGCTCGCAATGGTATTAGCGTTTGTGAATGTCACGCCATCGCTGGAGACTTCAAGGATAAGATTATAAGTTCCGCCGGTTGCAAAGATCACGCCCAAAGTTGTGATAATCGGCGTCGAACCGGAGCCGAAGCTTACTAACTGCCCACCAAGGCGCGCCGTCAAACCGCCGGTATATTGCACCACTTGGCGATAAAGCACGTTCTCAAGATCGACCGTGCCAGTTGGCAATGTGATATTAGCAACGCCCTGCGTTAAGGATAAAACAAGACTATCGCGCGACCATAATTGATCACCCATGTTTGGCAGCGAGGACAACAGCAAATACAGATTGTATTTTGCGACTTCCTGCATTTCCGGCGTGATTGATTGTGCTGCCAACCGGCACCGACGCAACGCATGGTCAATGACCCGGCCCGTATCAAAAGTTGTGGTTGAGACCGTGCCGGAAACAGCCATGATCTTACTCGATAATCAGTGTGGCATTGACGCCAGCGGGCAAGGTCGCAACGATACCGGTGTTAAAACGGATGCCGCCATCGGGGAGATTGATCCACACAGTACCGGTTGCCGAGGCAGGCAAGACCATCGAAAAGCGAACAATGCCGCCGACAAGCTCGGAAAATGTCAGTGTGCCACCACCAACAACGCTAAGGACATAAAGCCCGGACAGACGCGTTCCTGCTGGATATGCCGTGCCCGTCGCGGTAATGGCAACAGATTGATAAGCCGAATAGGAAGCCATGAATTTAGTCCTATAAAAAAGAGAATAGACGCGAGCTGCCCCGCGTCTAAAGTTAAGCCTGAGTTACGCCGTAAAGCGAAACGAAGTTGATGTTGTCGGAATTGTAGATGTTGTACTGTGGCAGTGACATAAACAGCGCCAGACGTTTAGTGCCATCCATTGGGCCACCAGCCGCACCTGAACCCAAAGGCCCGATTGTGCCGATCTGGATTGTCCCGCGCACATCACCGGTTGTTGAAGTTGCGGGCAATGTGTAGTCCGCTGCTGTAAATCCTGTATTAATCGACAGGAAATTGCTGGAGACATAGAAGTTCATATATTCCCAAAAATCCGAACGGATATTGAGACCATAAACATCAGATGTACCGACAGACACAGTACCCACCAATGTACCGCCACCAGACTTGAGCAAGGCAACCGATACAATATACTTGTGAGCCTTTTTGCCGTATGCCACTGTATTTGCGGCCACCGCGATGGTTTCAGTCATTGGCACGCCGTCAATATCGTAGGACGTGATTTTAACCGAATAACCAGTGTCACCCACGTTGTTGGACGTAACCGAAAGACCGCGTGTAATGCTCTGCGTCGGATCGACAATAGCCATCTGACTGGAAGCAAAACGCGAGCCTGGACGGAATGGCCAAGCAACGACTGAGTTAACACCACCAACGCCCCATTGTGGGTTAGCATTGCCAATCTGCGCACCAGTCACAGTCTGACCCGGCGCATCATTGATCACCAAGTTTGTGCCGAGGAATGACACAACAAAAGTGATCAATGGAGTATTCGCAATTGAACCAGCACCCGAAATGATAATCGGCTGATTAACTGTGAAATACCGAAATGCACCCGCTGGAATTACAACATTCTTGTTGCCCGCCGTAGTATTACCAGTGGTAAAACCAAGATCAAGCGCCAAGGTTTTAACAACGTTCGCACCAACCATCGACTGACCAAAAGGGGCAATCGGAATGTTTGGTGAAGCGCCAACACCTTGCGTTGAGACAAGGCTAAGCAAAAGCGAACCACCCACCGGAACCACACCACCGGTTGCAACAACTACGCGAGTAGCGGATGCAGCTTGTGGCACGTTTTCAGTAGTGCAGGCATAAACATGGTTAGCAAAACCATAGATTTTATTGCTAAGTCCCGGTGCGGAACCCACTGTGGGAAATACGCGCCGAACATCAGGAACGCCATCACCATTTGCGGTCAACGATGGCCCCATGTCAGTTTCAACAAACTGCTGCGGATTCAAGTTGCCGGTAATGATGTATGGGCCTGTAGAGGTTTCTAAAGCCATTTGAATTGATCCTTTCTAAGGGTTGCGGGAAGGGGCGGATTACTCCGCCCCAGTGCCCTTAGATCCCGGCTGTGCCGTAGATGCCGCGAGGATCTGTCCAGCCAACTGCATAGCGTTCGGTCGCTTTGTAGCGCATGGAGTCGGTTGCAAAATCGCCTTCCATGCTCTTTTCAAGCTTGCGACGCATTGCAATTTTAAGACCGCCGGGGCCGCCCTTTTCGTCGTTGGCATCGGTCAAAACCCACCAAGCCGTTGTCGATGTAAGGCGCGCCATATTGGCCTGACCACCTTCGAGCATTCCCATCGATTTGACTGGGTTAATGTCGTTGTTGGCAGTGCCGGTGCGCAGAACGCTCTTAAGCAAGACTTCTGCCTGAAACACGTTTGCAGGGGCGCAGACGATCTTCGTAGGCTCAATCCGGATTTTCTTGCCGTTGTTGTCAACGGCTGCACGGATCTGGATAAGCATCTGCTCAAGTGAAGTCTGAGACAAATTGGCAGCGGTTGCGAGCTGGTTCGAAAAAGTACCAACTGCAATCGGATGCGCAGTGTTAATCAAAGACACACCATCGCCCGGAGCCTGAGTATATGCCGAGTTAAACGCACGGTTCAAAACGTTTGCTGTCAACAGTTCCTTGGTTTCGACCAAAGACTGTGCCAAATGCCGGGAGAAGTTTTTGCCGATCTGAATATGATCGCCATCTTCCATCAACACTTTTGTAATGGCAAAAGCTAAGCCATAGACCCTGTACTGGTAGCGCTGAACGAATTCAGTACCACCGGACTGGTAAGTGACTGGCATACCATCGGGAAGCTCCGGAGCCGCACCAAAGCCATAGAGAACGGCTTCTTCATGGTAGCCGCGTGGGGTGCCGGTTACTTCATTGAATATGGCCTTCCATTCATCTTTGCGCTGATCATATACACCATCAAAGACTTCATTCAGGATAGGCTCAACTACTGCGCGAAAGTCAGTAGAACGCATTGGATTAGACATAATACTGGCCCTCCTTAGTAGGCAATTTGGCTAGCCACGTCCTGATGCTGAGCAATCTGGACTTGGACAACCGGGAAAAGGTTTGCGGAATCGCCTACGGCATTATCGAGGTATTTCGAGAAGCCAATGATGCGAAGCTGAGCGCTCGCGCTGTTAGTAATGGTCGATGTATCCAAGGCCCATGCGGAGCCGGAGATGTAGTTACCGACACCGGCAATCAATGCAGCCTGCACGCCGATATTGGCCTGAGCCAAAATAGGAGTGGTGAAGCCAGTGTTGTTCGAACACATGATTTCATAGGTCTGATACGGATCGCGGATATAGTAGGTCTGCAAAACAGTTGCAGTTAGACCGGCGGGCCAGAAGTTGGAATAAGTTGGTTTACCGGTAGCATCGATGTATTCAATGCCCTGAAATACGCCGACAAGACGGTTGGTCGAACCAGCCGTGGCAAGCGTAATGTTACCAGAGGAGTTGATCGCAATAGGATCACTTGAGTAGATATTGGAGGCATAACCCGAAGCAACAGTAGCACCGCCTGCATAAGGACGGGTGACACCACCGTTGTTGTTAATCGGGCGCAAACCGAATGGAGTATTGATTGCGGACATGGTAATTTCCTAAAAGTTAGGTTGGTGAATGCCCGCACCGATGGTTAGGCTTTTATCCAGCCTCAAAAATGGGTGCGCGCGTGGAGCGGGTCAGGTCATCAGACAATTCGGCGTCAACACGCCCTTTTGCTTTCTTGACCTGTTCTTTGATTTGCCGTTCTTGATCTTGCAGAATTTCTTCTTCGCGAAGCGGCATGTTGTGGTGCGCTTCGGTCATGTATCGCTGATACAGACGCATAGGGAGCTTGTAGGCGAGCATCTCATGCACACCAACGGAACCAGCCCATTCACCTGTTTTAAGCGACAAATGCTCAAACCCCGGAATGTCGGACTGCTTTATTGGCTCGTACCCTTGCATCAAGCGACGGTGAATAGAATCCTGCGCATTCGTCGTTGAAAGCCAGCACACATGGTATCCGGCAATTTTTGGCAAATCAGGCAAAACTGTATTATTTCCCTGAAACATCGCAAATCTATCGTCGTCGGATAGTTCGCGGTTTTCAGTCACTGCGCGATCTTGCATCGCACGGTCGGCACGGTCGTCTCCGACATTTTTCTTAAAGCGTTCATCATGTGACATTTGAATGGCCCTTTCAGCTATTCGCGTTCTTACGGTCGTAGTCTTGGTATGATTTTGCGCGACGTTGCATCGCGGCCTTATCACCCCAGATACCCTCGGATTTCATCGCCTCAATTCGAGACGGCGAAAAAGTAAACTCTCGTTTGGCCGATGCAGCCCCGGACTTTCCGCCACCAACAGGGGCAGATTTACGAGAGCCATCGCCATCATCTTTGAACCGATGCGGGAGCCGCTTTTCAAGACGGCGTTCCAGCTCGTCCCAATATTCGGGGCTATCCATTCGGAACTCGTCAGCAGCAACGGCCTTATCAACGGCAAGAGCGACAAGGCTGTCTTCATCCTTGCCGTTAAGATCAATCCACGGATGATCCTCTGTGAACTCTCGCGCCAGCTTTGCGGCCATCGGATTAATGCGAGATTGTGAAGGTTGCTGGGCAACGCGCTGCTTCACTGAATTGATTTCATTCAATCGAAACGCTGCATCGTCCTTCTGGCGTTGGGCACGAAAGAACAAATCAGAGTCTTGCGTTTTCATGGCATTGGCTAGAGCCATTTCAGCTTCTTGATAGCGACGGCTTTCAAGCGCTAAGCGACCATCAAGTTCGCGGCTGTCATTCTGCAAGGCCCGCGATTCAAGTTGCGCCAGCCTATTAGCTAATTCACTATTCTCATGCTCAGATTGATCAAGTTTGCGTTTAAAGTGATCAAGGTCACTGATGTTTTTATCGCGCGCGTTATTCTTTCGCTGCTTTTTAAATCTGCGTTCTTCGCTGCGCCGTTCAGCGCGGGATTTTGCCTCAGCATCTTCTGCGTCATCGGCATCAACCTCGGACGTGTCCTTGATTTTTGCGTCTGACTTTTCGTCATCATCTTCATTGGTAATGATGATTTCATCTTCAATCGGCTTGTTAGCCTTATCGGTATCAATCATAGTCAAACCCTTTCGGCTTGATGCTTTTAGATGAAGGCTTTAATAGCCAGCGGGTCGATGGTGACTTTGCCGATCAGGTTAAGATCGTCATACATCGCGAACATGGCCGGTTCGTCTTTGTTGGCGGGGTTATCAACCACCCAGCGATCACCGCCGTATTTTGGCACTCGCACAAAGTCGCCAACGGCACACCACTCGCCTTCAATCCAAGGCTCTTGCGTGGTGCGATTGCGAAATGAAAGCGGCCCGACCCAGATGACTTTTGCGATCTGAGTGTTCCAGAGTTCGGTGTCTTTGGTATCGGCGGTAAGCAAAATGCCGCCCGATGTTTTTGATTTTGGCGTCCGTATCTGAACCAGAATTCGGGAGCCAAACGGGGTAATTCCTGCGTCCACTTTGGGAAACGCACGTTCCAATTCACTCGAATTTGCATTCAAGTCATTTGTGATAATCATAGGGTTACAAATCCTTATCTTCCATTTGACGAAGGGTTGCGTGGCATTCGTCGATTGACTGTTTAATGCCAGCAGAGACGCCCATCAGGTAGCCAAAGTCATAGAGCGAGGGGTTATCGCGCCGCACCATCAGAGCGGCTTCCTGATAGGCTTTCAGCTTAGCCTCAAGCGCTAAAATCAGCTTCATTTCCATGTTATTGCTCTTCGCTGTTTTTGCTTGTTTTAACGGTTCCGCCTTTTTTATAGGTCTGCGGCGTAGAGGCTTTGACGGAGCCGCCCTTTTTCATGGCGGGTTCGCCCTTCATTGGTTGCGGGGTTTTGCCGCTTGACCACTTGGTGACTTCGCCGCCCTTTTTATAAGTCTGTGGCGTCGATGGCTTGCCGCTTGAAGGCATCCCGCTCATTGCCATTTTGCGCTTTGCACTAATCTGATCGCTGTCTTTCATGATGATGTTCCTTACTTGGTGGTGACTGGTTCAACGGCTTCAACCCACGGCACGGCGGCAACAGGCGCGGCTTCAACAGCGGGAATGGGTTTGGTTTCAACCTTGGCAACAACGACAACAGGCTTCTCACCAGTTGCTTCCCAGCGCATGATGTGGTTGCCGTCTTCAGCGGTGTATTTGCCTATACCGAAAACCATGTTGTAGCGGTCTTCGGCTTCCATCATGAACTCAACAGCTTCGTTGCGGAAAGTGGATTCGTCAGCGCGAACCATGTCCATGCCGAACACAAGATTTTCAATCATTTTATTAGCTTTCATTGAGGGTTAATGCCGGTGCCATCTTTGAGGTTTGACCGATGACCGTTAGCAATATCTGCCCCGGCAATTAGCATGGCTGTATGGTTGTCAGCCGTGTTGGTCTGTATGCGGGTTTGTAGTTCCGCCATCTTGCGTTGCGATTCGGCCTGTTCGCGCATTTGCTCTAGGCTCATGCGGCTTTGTGCTGCGATCTGCGCGTCTTGCATGTCGCTCTGTGCATCCGTTTGCGAATTTGCTTGCGAGGCTTGAACTTTAGATTGTTCCAATTGCATTTTCGCTTGAAGCGCTTGCTGATCGAATTGCAACTTCTGTTGCTGGCTTTGTGCGTCCATCTGGATTTTTTGCGACGCAACCTGAGACGGATCAATCGGAGGCGGCTGCTGTATCGATTGAATGTATTGCATGGCCTGTTGGATAACCGGCGGAAGCACCGACAGAACCTTATTCTGTCCTACGCTTTGCAGGATTTGCGCCGATGCTTGCATCATCACGCCGTCAAACTCGCGGGTGACGGTTTCATCCTCGTTGTCCATCAGCTTCGAAATATCAGACCCAGCTGCTTCGCTCGAAAAGTTAAACACCTGCGTGACATACCAGAACGCCAGATGTTCTTTCAGATGACCCATCATAATAGGCGTTAAGGTCTGCTTGATAATCGGGTTTTGACCAAATAGCGGGTGCTGCATATATTCAACATGCGTCCGGATATGGGCTTCATGATCCTGCTGCGGAAATGCAACGATAGGCCGGGACATTGTTGCGGCCATGTTCTCATTCACCGCGTTCATATGTTGCGGCTGCTGAATTGGCGCGAGCAAATCCATTCCGTTCGGTATTTTCAACCGGGTCAGAATGAGTTCTTCAATCTTGCGCTTATCGTATAGGCCGGGATTTGCATCCGAGCGCGCAACAATAGCCTGCACCTGTGCAAAGCGTTGGGTTTCCGAAAAGATGTTCGGATCCGAAACCGGAATAACGTCTTGCGCGCCTTCAAAATCACGGCGCTTAACCATGACTTCGCCGGTCAGCTTATCGACTTCGCTTTCCTTCATGTAAAGGAAGTTCAAGCGGTGCAAAATATCCAACAATTGCGCCATAGCATTATGCAAGCGCGCATGAATGGCGGAGAACACCGTCATGCCCTGTTCGATTAATGCCAGCGTTGTGCCAACCGGCATTTGCGAGCTTTGATCAGCCAAACTTTCAAACGTGGTCTGCACCACACCCTTGCCGGAATCAACCAAGAAGCCAAGCAACTGATAAAGCACCGCAGACGGCGGGTTGAACGGCAATGGCATAATCACCTTGCGAATATCGTCTTGCTGGAAGCTACCCTCTATCTCACTGATTGACGCGGGTTGCATATCAATGGTTTGGCTGCTTGCCCCACCCTTGAGTTTGACCGCCGATGCAAAGTTGTTGATGTGAGCACTGTCAAGCAAAGCCCGCAGCGCACCCGTTGCAGCCGCCGCAATACCGCCGATCATATGTGGCAAGCCTATCGGATAGGCACCACGCCACGGCACAAACGGAAACTCAACGATGTGCTGAATTTCTTCTTTGTTTTCGTCTTTTTCATCCCAGTTGCGATAAATGGCGCAAACCAGACCGCTTTCGCCGTCAATCGTTACCAAATATGGCTCTAGGTTGTCATCATCCTTTAGGTCGAGATAGCAACCAATCTCATAGACCGTGCGGACGCCATCTTGATTGGACGAATCCAGAACGCGACCTTCGATTTTATCATTGGCGCGACCGGAGCTTGACTGTTCGGGATCGCCAGCAGCCACAATCGAAATGTCACGGTAATGACCAGACTTAACCCGGCGCTGAAATTCCATTTCAGTCAGGGTTTGAACGTGCGTTTTACGTTCAGCCGCACGAAACGACGAAGCGGCATAGGGAATAATGATATTGTCAATTGAGACAAATTCAGCCATCGGGCGCTTGAGACGTGCATTATAATACATTTTGATGTATTGCGCGCCGCCAAGCGGAACCTGTGTAAGCATCTGTTCGAGTTCAGAACGAAACTCAGGCATCAACTTAGTAAGCTGATAATTCATGAATTTCGTTTTGCGCTTTGCCCTTGCGTCCTTGGCTGCGCTTGGCGTTCCAACAATTGACGCCTTAACCGGACCATCGGCTGGAAATAGCTCTTTCATCACACGCGAGGAAAAGTCCACACATGTCTCAGTCAAGATCGGATGCACAACGCGGGATGCACCTTCGAAAGATGCTCCGCCCGGCGCTTCATCGCCAAGGCCAGTACGCTTTAGACCATCCTCATATTGCTTATCGCGAGCCTTACGGGCTTCCTTGTCCTCAGCGATCATGTCAATGAGGTTGGAGCCGATGTTGTGCAGCTCGCTTTGCGTCATTGTCTCAGCGAGGTTTTCAAAGAACCCGTTGACTAGACCCGGCGCATTATCATCCATGACAATAGTTGCCGAGCCATCCTCGTTTTCTTTTACATCATCATCGTCAACGCTCGGGTCAAGATTAACTGTTGCGTCATCTGTTTCGGACGCAGCTCCGCTATCCGATGAATCATTCAGATCATCGTCAACGTCTTCAGGATCAATCATGAGCGGTCTTTACGAATAGTTGTAATAGGAGTGCATCGGCTTCATGCCGTAATGCTCATAGTCGATAGGGTCTTCAGCGCGGGTCCGAAGTGCTGCTTGGATTAGCGCAGGCAATGTGCTGGTGCCCGTCCCGCCTGTACCATGTCCAGATGATCCGTTCGGATTTGTCGGGCTATATTGGTTTCGATAGTCACCTGTTTGCGAATCCTGCTCATTCATATGGCGATCAAAGGCACTTGATGCCATGTTGGTCGTCGCGCCCGGTGCCCATGTTCCGTTGTCATAGCCGTTTTGCAAGGCGTTAATCAGTTGGCTGCCGGGTGTCTGCCCGGAAATGAGCTTGTCACCCATAACCGCAGCCGAACCCAATGGCCCGCCGAAAAATCCTAGACCAGCGTTGCCAATGCCCCCAACAATCTTGCCTAAGGTGCTATCTGCCCACCTAGGATTTGGCTGTCCGTTGTTTGTCGGATCAACGCCGCTTCTAGGCGGGATGTCGCCTCTGTTTTCGAAGCCGGGGCCTTCTGTTGCGATATGCGCCCCGCCGTCATTTAAGTGGCGCAATCGTGCAGCCGGAGACCCACCGGGATCATCATTGCCATTGCGCTCACGATCATTGCCATCATTAAAAGCGAATTTATCTAACGGCGCACCAAATGCATTTGGTGGCCTCATGACATTGGCCAGACCAGATGGATCGACCATGCCGGGAAGGCCATAGCCGGGGTTGGGCATATCTCCGTATGAGTCCATCGACATAGGCATACGAGCAAGCGGATAATTGCTGCCCCCGCTTTGGTCTTGCGATGCACTTACCGATGGTGGAGGCGCGTTACCAAAGCCTGATGCCAATGTATAGCGATCATACTGGCTTGGCGTCATGCGGCCCGACAATGGATCGTAGCCTTGCGAAGGATCACGCGGGTCATTGTATGCCGACTGCGTGTCACCAGAAGGGCTAGGCCCGACGCCGTTTAAGCCAGCAAGGTTGCGGTCGTGGTAGTCCGGCGATGCACCAAGCCCCACTCCACTCAATCCTGTAAGGTTCATATCGTGGTAATTGGGAACGGGGTTAGAACCAACGTTGTTTAAGCCCGCAAGATTTTGGTCGTGATAGTCGTTCCCGACACCAGACAGCCCCGCAAGGTTACGATCATGGTAGTCCTGCGACTGACCACCAGACCATGGCATCCCCTGATATGCCGGAGCTTGTGGTGTTATCCCCTGCCCCATTGAGCCAGAGCTTGGCGAGCCGTATTGGACGCCAACTGTAGGGTCGTTCATAGCCATAGACAAAGGCCTCGAATAGTTTGGCGTATTGCCCTCGTAATTCGACGGGCTTAGCAGGTGTATGTAATCAGCCGTTTGAGCCGATGGCATGAATGCCGATGTTTCAATTGATTGATTTGGTGTTTTTAAACCAGTGTAGGCGTTAGCAGAAGTCGGCATACCATCAGCCGATGCCAATGGCGACACCGGCGCGGAATAGCCCGCAAAGGCCGGGGACACGCCAAGAATGCTTGACAGAATGTTAGGACTGGCTTGAACGGATGCGCTTGGCAATGCAGGGCGCGTATACGTTGGCGACGGATCATTTGAAGCGGTTAGTGATTCGCCATTACCATTGCCAGCCCGCGCCATCATTTCCGGCATAAGATCATGTGTAAATGTTAAAGCATATGGAATTTCTTTTGGCGCATCTGGCGCATAGCCATAAGTCTGCTGCGCCCCTTTATCGCCATATGTTACGCTATTTGGGTCATTTGCCATAGCAGTAACCCACTTACGGGTATCGGGAAGTGGGTTGCTTGCTAGTGTTAAAGGAACATTGGCATAGTTAAGTGTACTCTGTTGCGCATCTGGATTGACAGCAATATTAGCTAGAACGTCCTTTACTGCGTCTAGAGTGGCAGGCGATGCCTCTGGAACACGCGCAAGGCTTCCATAAGCTTGCAGGCCAGCAGGGCTGAATTGCGCCGATTTAGTCCCTTCGCCAGACGCTAAAACTTTGTTTATATCGCCGGTAGAGGTTCCATAACCAGGCGTTGCAGCCCGATCAAGAAATGTTCCCAGCGTCGCACCAATGACGTTTGTCGCTTGGCCCGGATACTGAGACATGATGCTGCCGACTTCGGCTTGAAGCATCTTAGCTGAATTGTTGATCCTATTTTTATCAAGAGTTAAAAGACGAAATGAATTAGGGTCAGTGCCGTATGCATCCGGCCCAGCTCCGCCGACCAATTCAGCACCGGCAAGCCCCGGAGTGGGGGGAAGCCCGCTGCCAATTTCTGCTTGAGGTCTTAACCCGCCTTCATTGTTTGGATCGCTAGAGCCAACAAGCGAGCCAAGCGCGGGCGCATTGTTGCCCAAGCTGCTGCCATAGTCGGGCACATTCTCTTGACCATTGCCCGCGCCGCCCGTCAGTCCAGCAACAGCCGATGCACTGGAATTGTCATATGATGGCGAACCCTCGGAACCGGCCTCGCTGCGTATTCCGGCGCCGGAACTGGAGATGGAGCTGCCGCCACCCGAAGGCTCGCTACGGCTTGCCTCCGACGAACGTTCGCCGCCCCATCCGGATGAACCCGAACCCGACGATGAATAGCTGCTAGTGTCAGCACGGTCTTGCGCGGAGTCTTGGCGCATATCATCGGCGTGAGTGTAAGACCCGCCCTCACCTGTTCCGCCTTCGCTGGTAGGGCCGCCCTCTTCAAACTTCTTGACCGGGCCAGAGCGCCCTTGGAACATAAACGGGCGCGACGTGGCTTGAACCATGCCGCCCATTGCCATGTGATGCGCTTCCATAGCCGAAATAAGCGTGTCCAATTGTTGCGGGGATAGTTTGGTAATGCTCAAATCATTCTCCCCTTTCATTAGGCTGCATACGGGTTTTGGCGCTTAGGCCCGTCAACACGGTCTTCAACAAACTCACGTTCATGTTTTTTACTGGTGCGGATTTGGTCGCGATCTGAGAAATATCTCAGCGCTTGCGTTGCCGAATCCACATAGTCATCATGCTTCAAACTACCGTTGCCCGTGAACGCGCATATCTGGCTAATCAAGCCCATTGTGTTGGCGTCGAGGCTTTCATCAGCCCACGAAATAGGTTGCCCGCTTAGATGCGGCTGGCTACTCTCAGGAACCCATACAACGCCATTGCTAAACAAATGCGATACGGCATGAAGCCGATCTAACTTGCCCGCCCTACCGGGGTTATACGGATATGTCAGCACACCCTCACGCGCTAGAACTTGACGCAGTGATATTCCGGAACCTTTGTCTTCAATGATCAACAGGTTAGGCTTCTTGCCGCGCTTTGGAACTATCCGGCCATTGTGGCCCATGATTTTGACTTCACCGTAGCGCGATTCCATCTCCCGATGCGCCGCCGTGATTAATTCCGGCATTCCTAAACGTTTGGCCCAACAATCCAATAGGAGAATGTTTTTCTTACCGTCATCGTCGATAAACAGACCCCACGTCGTGCAAGCGGTGAAATCGGTTTCATCAGTTTTTTTGTCTCTGGTTTCTTCCGTCATTGCAGTGTCGAGCGACACCACAATGCTTTCGAAATAGGGCAGAGCTTCATCATGCGGCCAGACCTCAAACCACGACCGTTTGATGATCGAGTTTTCCTCCGCCCCAATCAGTTCAGCGTGGATTTCTTGCCTACCTAATTGCGTCCCCTCATATTTGAGGATTTGCTCGCGAAACGTTGGCGCGAGATTAGCAAGGTTTGCATAGGTGCTGGCGCGGGTAAGAACAACATCCTTGCCTTCACGCGCAACAAGATCACGAATGATCTGCTTTGGCTTTGGCGTCGTTGTTAAGATCAGCCGAGGATGATCTCCAAGCCGCTGCCCGAACATGAGCAGATCGAATGCTTCTTGACCATATTGCCATGCAGCCAGTTCTTCACACCATGCGCCATGAAATTCCGGCCCGCGAAACTTATCTGGCTTTTCCGCAGAAAGACCCTTGATTAACGTCCCGTTTACAAGAGTTAGTTCAAGATCAGTGCTATTATATTTGGCTACTAACCCGCGAGGGATGACGTTTAACAAGCCGCTTTGGCCTTCAAAACATATGCCCTGAACGTCACTAAACGTAGGAGCTGCAACAAGCCAGCGCGTGTTTGGATTGGCCCACGCCCACTCTCGCAATGTCTCAGCAGCGAGGCGAGTCTTGCCAGCACCGCGGCCCGCTAACAGAAGCCAAATAGTCCACCAGTCATCAGGCGGAACTTTTTGATGTTCTAGCCGCGTCTTTGCCCATTTAACATCAGCACGAAGCGCGATCAAATCTTGGTCGCTAAAACCCACAAGACTTTTTGCGAGCGCGTCCGCATCTAACATTGGCGCCGCCCCATTATTCTACGCAGACCATGATTGCCGGAATAAGCGGGCTATGAAACAGAGCAAATAAACTCGTACATTTTTTTTGCTAATGCCATAACTTCATCATCAGACACTGATTGGGAAAACTTAACCGCAAGTTGTAGACACTCAAGTTTCAATTCGTGCTCATTCATATTCATCACTCCAATAAAAAACCCGCCTACTTGGCGGGTTTTTTATTCCCGTAGCGGCTCAAAATCGTGGGGCAGAAAGGAGGCGGCCAATATGGAACCCCCATAGCTTCATAAGTACCCAGATTGCACATGATCTCAACATCAGGTGCAGTGTGCAGCCCCGTAGGGGGGTCAGTAGCGCGCGGTTGGGAGAAATCCTCGCCGCGCGTGGTTATAATTGCCCTAACATGGCATTCGCTCCAGCACAACCGGCATTACCGAAGGATGCGCTTGATGATTGCATAGAGCATAGTGGATGAAAACGCCATCATCATGACAGCGATCAGGAACGGGATCGGGAACGCGATCATGGCCGAACAGAACATTATGAAGCCGTAAAAGATAGAACCAAAAAAATCAAACATGGCACTTACTCCCGCCCGACCGATGCGGCCAGACCATAGATAAACACTACTATTTTTTAGGCTCATGCGCAATCAGCAACATAATTTCGTTGATGATTTGCAGCTTGCTTTTGATCTGGAGCGGCTGGCCATCTGGCCCGGTATGCTCGTTCATAACCTTCTCGCCATACACTTTGGCTTTGCGCTTTCCAGCGGCCCACTTGTAAGCGTCAATGCGCACTCGCTTGTCATTCGGGTCAAGTGTCGGATGTTGAGCCGTGTCAATAACCCTATCCGCATAAGCATCAGCCTGATCCTCGCGCGCACGGGCGTATTGCTTACGTAGCTCTTCCTTCTCAGGAACCTTGAGCCATTTGCACAGTAGGCTGTCGGATACGCCGAGAACTTCACCAGCTTCCTTTAGAGTACCACCAAGAGATATGATCTCAACAAATTGAGCTTCTGCCTCTGTTAGATCGTCCATAGTGTTATCTTTGCTTTATCTGGTTATGAGCTAAGCACAGTTGGCTTTGTGCGGGCCATTGGCTTTCCGATGATGAACGATGCGAATTTCTGGGCAATGATTAGGATGTTGTCGGCGTTCTCATCCGGCGCGAAATCAATGGCGAGTTGAAGCGCCTCGTAGCGGACACTCTCCTCAGTGAAGCACATGCATTCGTTTTCATCATTCATGCGTTTGACCCCTGTTTTGGCGCTTATTCAACCTGCAATTAGTATAAACCCGCATTATCGGGCATTTTCTGCGGTTTTGCGCCAGAGATACAACCAGAGATATATCTGAAATATATTAGTTATTTGAATTATATCAGTTGACAAATCAAACTATGTCTATATAGTCAGATTAACAACAGCGGAGAGAGACAATGACTTACGGCATCAAAATAATTTCAACACTGGACTATCAAGAGCGCGGAATCCGCAAAGGCAACGAGTGCTTTATTGCAGTAAATGGCTCAACTATTCATTTCTTCAAAACACTTGGCGGGGCTGTTCGGTGCTTTGCTAAACAGGGTTACAATTCATTTGGCGAAAAGCTTTAAGGAGCAAGACAATGGTAGCATATCTTTACAAATCAAAAGGCGAAGGGTTTGAATTGATCATCTGCCCTAAACCATGCAGCGGCCAAGCTTATCAGGATGGCAAGCGCATTTTTGTAAAAGGGAAGCGCGAAGCAAATGCCTATTGCAAAGCAAATGCTATACAGCCTTGGAATTTTTAACCAACCCGCCCCGGCGCAAGCTGGGGCAACACTAATGGAACAAGACAATGACCAATAAAAACGAATGGTGTGTTGACACTTTGCGGTTTTGCGATGGTGCGCAAGCCTGCAAAATTAAGTGCCCTTATTCACGCGAAGCACCCAAACAACGCGGCGGCGCGCGTGAAGGCGCTGGCAGGCCAGCTACAGGCCAAGGCAAGCGGATGGAGCTATATTGCCGCCCCGATATATTCGAGAGGCTCACAGACCACGCGCTCGCACTCGACACCAGCAAATCAGCACTGGTTATGCAAATCCTTGACGATTATTTTGCAAAAGTTACGATCAAAAAAAGCTAAATACCAAAACCGCCGCCTGGCAGCTTACCATCTTGGTAATGACACGCTTCAATTCCTGCGGTTTTTAAACCATTCCGATACAGCCGTATTGCGATATCAAAAGGCGCGGCAATTACGCCAACATAGACATGCATCCAAGGCGTCAGGGCGGGCGGATAGACATCATTTTGCTGTTGATATTCGTAGGCTGGGTTGCGCCAATCAAACCCACTATGCCCAGATTGCGCTTCCCACCTAAACGCCTCGTTTAGGTAGTCAGAAACGGCACATCGAATGCTAAAATGATAATTTTTATATCGGATTAGGCGACGAATTTTATATGGGATGTGCATACACTAACCCCCATTTGAAATATCAAGACGTTAAAATTTGAACCCGCACCACATCTGATGCGGTCTTTGCTCATACCAAGCAGAGAAAGTGATACTCTGGCATGAAACAAACCTTGGCACGATTACAAAGCCATCGCGCTACAGGCGAAACTTACCGCCGCCTTGCACGGCTTCGGATGTTTGTCTCTCGCGTTGAGAGTGGGCGCACATCTAACCTTCGCGCCTTTAGTTGCCGGGGGGCAGGCGGATGGTAAAAATAATTCCAGTTTGATGATTATTTGTGTTGACAATTCATCAACTAGGCGTATTCTATGGTTATTGAAACAGACAACAACGGAGCAAGACAATGACCTATGAACACGCTTACAAGCCCGCATCAGAAATTTCCATCGGTGATGAAGTTTTCATATGGGGAGCGTGGACAAATGGATATTGGATGCAAGTAAAAAATGTTGATTTTTATCAGTCATATTTTCCCGACGCGATAAAGGAAATTTATAACGAACCAAAAAATCATAACCCGAAATTATTTGTTTTTGATGACGCAACATGTGTTCATCACGTTTCAGAAACTGAACCATATCTGACAAGGACAGCAACCAAATGACCGACACACCCAAAACCCGCGGCGGCGCGCGCCCTAACACTGGCGGCGCTAGAGCCGGAGCTGGAAGACCAGCAACAGGCAGGGCAGTTGTCGTGTCTGTTTCGCTAAGCCCTGCCCTTGTGGCCTTCCTAGATCAATGTGTAGACGGCGCAGGAATCTCAAGATCGTCGATGATTGCCCATGTTTTAAATAAATGGGCAAAGCCGTTTATTGACACATTGGATTGACAAAAAAACCGCCCCATCGAGCTTTCCCGATGCAAAGGCGGCAAAAAAACCCGCTAGGTTTCCCTGCGGGCGCAAATATCAAACAGTAACAAATTGACCATGCTTGATTTGCAATGCCTTGTCAAGCGGCGCGACGTTGCGGTTTTTGCTCTTTGTCCTCTCCCATATATTCAAACTCAAAATATTTGCAAAGCCAAACTAGCCCGTCAATGCAAAAGCTTTGCGTCACGCTATCCGGCACCCATGTTTCTTCCTGTTTATCTATGCATACTATCTCCAGCGCTATGCGGATCCTATAGCCCATGCATTGCAGTTCATGCGTTAGCGCGTTAAACGCTCGCTTGATTTTGAGAATGGTCGCCTCGTCCATTTCGACGCCAGTAGCTGATGAATTGGACGATCCTAATTTTGTGCCATCAATGGCTTTGCGCGCGTCATCAATTTCAGAATATTTTGTTGCGGCCTGATAAAGCGCATTCTTGGACATGCCACCTGTTAGATCGGGTGAATCCTCAATAAGCCGTCCCGCTGCACATGATCGGCGTTCGCTGGTCTTGCCCATCCGATGCGGCTGTTTTAGAACAACAATTGTCGCAGGCTCGACATGCCCATGCGCACCCGCACGTGAGAGGCGTCCATTGGGTTCGCGTTTTTGCAGCACTATTCCAGTTGATTTGCGCTTCGCCATTTATTCAGCCTCTTTCGTTGACGTTGAACGCAACACATTAAATCGAGCGGGATCGTATTCAGGATATTCTCTGCGCAAGGCTTCGACAAACTGCCTGTCGGCTTCGCGCGTCATCGCATTGGCCTCGTGGACTGTTAGCGTATCAACATGGATACGGGGCGCGTTGCGGGCTGTCAGGGCGCTCATGCGGTGCCCCTTTTATTTAGGGTTGAATGCGACATAAAGAATTTTTTGGTTTCTTCATCAATGTGCTTTTGATATTCAAGTTTGTTCCTCTCATCAGGCGACAAAGGCCCTATAAAATGCTCATTCAGAGTCCAACGATTACCCAAAACGCCCATAGTAACCGCAGGCACATAGTCATGCCGCAATGATTTGAAACTATAATCGAAACATGGCGCACCCATTTTAACCTCCAATATTGTGAACGGTGCCGCGTCTCATGCGGCGCTTTCCTGTTTTTGGCGTTCAATCAATGGAGGCGGGAATTCAGTTTCAACCGATAATTCTTGAACCAAGCCCTGTCTCATCATTGATGCTCTTGCCCGCTTTCCCGTCGCGTCGAGATAATCCCGCCAAGCCTCAAAAGCTTTACTACCGTTTTTAATCAAAAACATGTTTGTGAGTGGCGTTACTGTTGATGGGGCAGCGCTGGTAAATGTTTTTGCAGCCGACTGGCGTTCTTCAATTCGGTTAACAAAATATTTCCAGCTCGAAGCCGCTTCTCGCTTTCCGTGCGATTTGATCGCGGGCAAAATTACGGTCTCCAAATCAAAACCGCGTTTGATCAAATTAGTGATCGGCGAAATGTCCCGCAAAGCAGTTGCGTTCGAACCTTGAAGCCCAGCCGCTTTTCGAAGTTGAGCTTCAATTTCAGCGTTGTCTAAATCCAAATCTGAAAAATCAGCGGCGCGGCGCGGCAGTTCTTCGCGCGGGTTACATGCGCCGCTCTCTATTATATTCTTTTCTTCCTTTCCTTTCCTTTCCTCTCCATTCCCTTCCCTTCCGTCGCGAACGTTCGCTGAACATTCGACGAATGGTTTTTCTTTTTTTGCGGGATTTGGCGGAATTTTTGAAGGTTGTGGCCTGTCAATGCGCTGATGGTGCCACCCCGTAACTTGCAAATAGTGTTTGTTTTCAACTTCATAGCAAATTATAAGACCATTCGTCGATAATTCGTCGATCATTCCGCGAATGGATTCGCTGGAAATATCATCTGCAGGGAAAATCTGTGCTTTCAATTGTTTACATGAAAACGATATTCTTCCATCGTCATCGCAAAAATTCCACATACCAATGAACAGTAGACGAGCATTCGTCGAACATTCCATGACCTGTTCATTAGTCCAAAACTCAGGTTTGATTGTGCGGATACGAGCCATTTCAATAGCCTCCTGCATTCCGTATTTTGCCCCAGCAGGTGCCGCAAAAATACTTCCAGCCCCATTTTTGGCTATACGGTTTCATTGATTTTGCAAGATCAATCGAGGTCAAAACTTCATCAAGACCTAATTTATCTATAAACCTTTTTAGACTTTCAAAATCGGATTTTTGGATGCTCTCTATATTGTAGCATTCGCAAAAGTGATTTAATGCCTCTTGAGCATCTGCATCTAATCGCATGCGACGGGCCTTCATTATGGCCTCATATCCAGCTATTTGAGATTCACGTTCAATGACTTCTGCGGCCCTCTCTGAAAGGCTTAGTGGCGTAATTGAAAGAGGTATGTTTGACTTACCGCTATTGCATGGCTGGCAAGCGGTTACGAGATTATCAATAGATGTCTCACCACCACGCGAAACCGGATTAATATGATCACAATGCAAAATAACATTGGGAGGTGTTGCCCCACAATAAACGCACTCAAACCCGTCCCGCTTGAAAACTTCAAAGCGCATCCGTTTTGGAATGGCTACTCGGACAAACTTTTCTTGTATGACGTTCATGCTCACAGCATCACCTCCTGCTTAACGGGCTTGGGTTTTTCGATGAAGAAATCGGGCTGCTTCAGGGCGTCGGAAATGCGCTTGACGGCAATGTCAAAATATTTAGGCTCGCGCTCAATTCCAATGAACTTGCGGCCCATTTTAATGCAAGCGACGCCGGTCGTGCCTGAGCCCATGAAGGGATCGAGGATGGTCTGCCCAATCGCAGTAAAATCATCTAGCAGTTCAGCCATTAAACTTACTGGCTTTTCTGTTGGGTGCACTCCATGCCGCTCGCGTGAATTGGTGTTATGAGTATATACACCGCGCTTTCCGCCTGAGTACCATTTGCTTATCCCAATCCCGCACCATCCTGCGGCGATGCATTCATAACCTTGAGCTGGGCCTTGCCCATTAAATTGAGGCGAAGAATCCGGTTTAATCCAAGCCATACCACGCTTATATTTAATCCCAGCCGCTTCGATTACATCACGCCAATCAGAAACTGCCTCAACCTGACAAAATGCCAACACCCACCCAAAACATTTTTGCGCAGCCCAATCGGGAATCACGCACCTCAATTCATCATTGATCGCCTCAAAATCCAATGAGTCTGGAATCCCTGATCTAATTGATTTTTGAGTTCTGCTAATCGGATTATGGGCTTCTTTTTCAAACGGCGGGTCTGTTATGATATGATGCACCTTGCCCAGCGTGGGCAAAATGTCGCGGCAATCCCCCTCATAAATTGTGACGCCATCAGCTAGTGTTTCAATCCTCATGGCTGAACATCGCCACATTCGCAGTGCCAACAAAAAACGCTCCACTGCCCATGCGTAGGGCCTAGGTGGGCAACAGGAAGCCACCCGCGCCGCAAGAACTCATCAAGCCTTGACCATCGGACATAACGGAATAGGCCAGTGCGGACGGGCTGTGTCATGCTTGCGCTATAGCTCTCGATAGTCTTGATCATGGCTTTGTTCCCGATGGTGTGCGGCGCAAGCGGGGACTTGTATCTGTTCCCCATATAAAGCCAATTGGCATGGGAAGCACTTGATAGTGGGTGACATGCATTGGCGTTCCGCCATAATCATCATACCAGCCTTCACCTTTATAATGGTCGGAAATCCATCGAACAATAATAGGGTCTGGCATCATTCTTTCCGCTGGCTTACCGTAAATTTCGGGGTTCCACGTAGCTATAATACGCGTCCCATCTTTCGGCGCGCTGTCTATTAAATGCCACTGTTGATAATTCATGCGCGCGCCCTCTTGGTTTCACAGATACGGGAAAGCGCGCTGCATATTTCGTGCTCCTTCCGTTCGAGCCGAATTGCAATTTCCTTTGTATCCAGCCCACGGTTCCAAAGCCGCTCAACGCGCGCGCTATCGTAATCAGACAGGCTCTGGACGCTCTTTGACCTCCACACTGGTAGGTCGGTTCGGAATTTATGGACGCCCATCACACGGCATCCGTAGAGGCAACCGGTATCAACCCAGCGTAGGATTCCCATTGCGACACATACTCAACAGTGTCAGGGATGATGCGCGGGTCGTTTGCAGCTAAGCGCTTAGCATATTTACTAATGCCGTTGAGTATTGACGTATGATCGCGCCCACCAAATATCCGGCCAATCTGCGGCAGTGACATTGTTGTATATTTTCTGATTTTATACTGCGCTTCGTGGCGAGGAATCATGGCCAGCAAGTCGCGCCTTTCTGAAATCATATCCATTGGGCTGATGTTATATTTTTCACATACGTCCATCATGATTTGGCGCGCAATCGGCTTAAAATGTTGCTCCGCTTTTCTTTGTGCGTGGATGGCTTTCAGTTTTTCGAAAAGGAACAAATCGTCAGCCGCTTTGCGTTCTTTTGCTTTAAGAACAGCGCGCTCTATCACTATTTTTGCGGCAAGATCTTTCGCCTGATTTTCTTCAAGCGCTTTGGCATGTTCGCGCCTCACAAAGTCGCGTCCTGCTTGCTCTATCCGATAGCGGACACCGCGATTTAAACTGTAATCGGTTTCAAAATCTCTTTGTGCAATTACATTCATTTCCGCAGCTCCTTTTCACGCAGGGATTTTACAAACGCCTCGAACTCAGCCGGATGGCGATCAAATAGCTCATGCTGTTTGATGATGTTTTCGAGCAGATTCTTATAAAATTCACGCTCCCGCTCATTGCGGAAAAACATCTTCGGGTTATCGCCTTGTAGCCATGCCGAGCGCAGAACTGATACGGTTGTCGAACTCATGCTGCGACCTCCGCAGCCGCGATTGCGCGCCCTATTAATTCAGGAATCTGAGGGACTACGGCGTTGCCAAGTGACTTACATCGGTGTGCGCCGGTGGGAACCCCATCAATAATGAGGCGAACTCCGGATTGGTCTTCCCAATCCTCCCAACTGCAAGCACCGACCAATGGGCCAGCATTAATTGATGACCACCGCGCATCCGCAAATGAACCATTTCTGGCGATATTTTGTAATGCCACTTCGGGCCGTCGCTCGCCTGCGGGGTAGGCAACGATCCAAACTCTGTCCCGATTGTGCGGCGCTCCGATATTCGATGCTGAAATAACTTCCCATTCCGCATCATACCCGACCTCGGAAAGGTCGCCGAGAACTCTGCCAATTCCGTTAGAAAGCAATGCTGCGACGTTCTCCACGATGACGTATTTTGGTCGAAGCTCGCCAATAAGACGGGCATATTCGAACCATAATCCAGACCGAGCGCCATCAAGTCCGCGCCCTTGGCCTGCTGTTGATATATCCTGGCACGGGAACCCGCCGCAGATTGCATCAACGGCAATTCCATCTGCGGCAAGTCTTGCTGCGGTGAGTGTTCTAATGTCATGATAGCAAGGAACCCTTGGCCAATGTTTAGCCAAGACCTTGCGCGGAAATGGCTCAATTTCGCAAAATGCGACGGTTTCAAAAGCACCCGAACGCTCTAGGCCAAGCGAGAAACCCCCGATGCCAGAGAACAGGTCTAAGAGCTTGTAGGGCTGCGAACTCATGCTGCGACCTCTCGCGTTTCAATTCCCCATCGGTCGAATGCCGCCCGCACATCGTCTATTGATTTGGCGACAATCCAGGGAACGCCCTGCGCATCGAGGCGGGCCATAAATTCCTTTTGCTCTTTTGATAAATCTCCGGTGTCTGTTTTCACCTCAATATAAAATGGTTCACATTGATCAATAACAACAAGATCGAGAGCGCCCTTTAACAAGCCTGTGTAGACCGCTAGAGCCCCTTGTGATTTTGAACAGTGGATGCCATTTGGAATTGAGTGGCAAATCGCTTGAGGCGCGCAGGCGCGTATCCAACCCACAATCGCATTCTGTATGATGGCTTCCAAATTGCGGGCCATGTCAGATCATCCCTAGAGCGTTTAAATAGAGGTCTAGAACAGCATCGCGTTCATGACGTGCGCCTGAATCCATCTCTCGCAGTTTTAAAACTTCCTTGACGATCTTAACATCAAAGCCACGGCCCTTCATTTCACCAAACACTTCGGAAATATCTTCGCCAATAGACTTACGTTCTTCGCGCAGCCGCTCAACACGCTCAACGAATGCGAGCAATTCTGCACCGGCAACCGTATCATTTTGGCTGTTATGGCCTTCGGATGGTTCAGATTTGATCATGGTGTTCATCCTCAAAAGCCAAGGGCATTACAAATTGAGGCGAGTGCTGATTCTGCACGGCTTAAATCATTGGATAAATCAGACGTTGCTTTTTCCATTTGCTTAGTAAGAGGGGGCTGCAAAGTGGGCGCGTCACCAGTTTTGGGCAAGTCTAAAGTATTTGCGCCGCCACAAAGTTTTAACGCAATATGTTCGGCCTTTAGCGCAACGTCGCGCGCCTTACTCATCGCAAAAATTGATTGATCAAAAACGGAAGTCGCTTTTGGAGAATTTAAAGATGCTGCGTTTTCCGCCGGATAAGATTGTTGATTCATTGCTGCCGAATAAAATTGTTGATTTGAGTTATCCATTTTCTTTCCTCGCGTTTATTGCTAATTATCGGGCTTCTAAAACTTGGCATGAATGTTGCTCACGTGTGCGCACGAGGCCATGTTAAATCACTGTTTCCTTGCCGTCTTTGAAAACCTTAGAAATCACGGGCGGATATTCGCTAAAGTCCTCGGAGGGCTTTGATTGCCTCTTTCGCATGATCAAGCAAAGCCTCAGCCGCGCGAACCGCAGCGCCATCATGTTCAACAGTGCATTTTTTAGCGTTTTCCAAATCATAAGCGAGCGCCTTCATTTGAATTTCAAGATCAGTGATAAACGCGACACGAATACGCTCTAAAATCTGCGCTTTAAGCCCTTTCAGCCGACCACGGCGAAGGTTCTCCAATGTGCCAACAGCAACGCCAATTCGCCGTCCGACACGCTGCCGCGCAAGAGCCAGAGACAAGCCGCTGCTGGCGCTTTCCCTTTCCTCCAGACGCTCTGCCCATTTGCGGGCGTCATCATCTAAACTGACTGACAACATTGGTGCTTTATCCATTGGGTTTGGATGCATTTGCCATTCCTCATGTGCTTAATTGTGATCACACATGAGGGAGAGGAGTTGTTTTGCATCACGACCGCGATAACGACATTTGTTTTGAATTGCTTGGCGATGTGGTTGCCAAGATGCTTGTGCAGTTTCCGCTCAACGGCGCTGATACGCCTGCGAATGAAAACGTCGAAAAAAGGCCGGATGCGGTTAAGCGATCCGGCCAGTCTGGGAGGATTAAGGCAAAGAAACGGCGTTCTTCAAAGCCGCCGAAGGAGTGAATTTGACGCGCTTGCCGTCCGGAATATGCAACGCTTCGCCGGTCTTTGGATTGCGCGCCGCATGGGCGGGAACGTCTTTAACTTTAAATGTTCCAAGATTACCGAGCGGCACGTCATGGCCGATGCCAAGGCAATTTTCGATTGTTGCGAAATACGATTGAAGAACCGATTTGACGATTGCCTTTGGCTGTTGGCATTCAAAGGCAACTAGATGGATCATTTCATCTTTGGTCATGGTCTTTGCTCCGTTGGAAAATGAGGTGCATGGCTTTCATCACGCAAGTGCCATACAACTTGCCGCTAGCCGGTGGTTGCTTCCGTCCATGATTGGCTTTCGCGGTAGGATTCGAACCTACGACCTGCCGAGTAGAAAGCGGCTGCTCTAATCCAACTGAGCTACGCGAATTGAAAATGAGGTGCATGGCTTTCATCGCACAAGCGCCATGCGGCTTGCGTATCAGGCGGGGAGAAACGCCAGCGATTGGTGTTGCCGCATACAAATCAGCGTCCGACCAAATGGGGTCGAAAGCAGAATTGAAAACATCGGCATGTAATGGTTGGATGAGGTCGTCAGACCATCCGAATGTGAATGAGTGCGTCATATGACGCCTGCGAGAGTTAGCACGAGGGCAAGGTTAGAAAATGCCCCGCTTAACATCAAGCAAGCAGTTCCGATCTTGCGATCTTGAGTCTTAGCGACATACGCCATGGCTAACGCAAGATTAAGGAAAGCTAATAAAAATGTACAAAAGATCATGAGTCACCCGCAAGAACAGCCGTAATGGCAAAGAGAGACACGGCGATGCTGGCGAGCAAATAAAAGACGCCCGTCTCAAAATCGTGTCCAATCAAAACAATAAAAATAGAAACTGTAAAAAGGCCAAAACTTGCGCCTCTTAGATATGGGGATATCATGCGAGCACCTGTGGGGTGGCTGGCATAAAGTCGTTAGGAGTGACCGCGCCATTTGTCGCGTGAACTAGCCTTGCAATAGTTTTCACGGATGGGCGGGCAACGCTGCGTTCAATTTTTGAAAGAAACGACTTTTTAACTCCAGCCGACAAGGCCAGGGTATCTAAAGAAATCCCGCTTTTTATTCTGTAAGTGCGTAGAGCATGTTCCATTTGCGTAAAGTGTCATTAAAAGACACTTAATGCAAGCTTTAAGTTTAATCTGCGGCTAACGATTTTTAGATATGGGATTGGTAATATGGTTAATGATCCAAATTACTAAAATTCATCAGCATAGATCAGCGCCGCGAACACATTTCTTTATGGAGTGGCTGGAATGGCGCGGGATTAAAAAATCGGAATTTGCTCGAATGGTCGGCGTCGATAAGTCACTTGTGACAAAATGGGCAAGTGGAAACATGCCCACTGGCAAAAACATTATGACTATTACGGAACAACTTAACATTGAACCAAACGATCTATTTAGACATCCAAATGATGATTGGCTTACCAAGTTTTTTGAAGGTCGGAAACAAGATGAAATTGATCGCATAAAAATCATGCTTCAGGCAGCCTTTCCAAAAACAGGGACAGGCGGTTAATAACAGCAACCATCTAAAGGATATGAAGCCTCGCTTTTGCGGGGTTTTTTTATGCCCTCACGTGCGGGTGCGCGGGAGGCTCTAAAAATAAGTGTCATTTATTGACATTTTGATATTGACCAAAGTTTCTTTATATGACACATTCATTCTCACAAACGGCGCAAGGCTGTTTGCAAGGAGAATGAAAATGACCAGTAAAGCAAGTCGTCCGGTTCTTGTAACCACAGAATTTCGAGGCGTTTTCTTTGGTTATTCCGATGATACCAGTGGCGATACAATCACGCTGAAAAACGCCCGGAATTGCATCTACTGGCCATCTACTCAGGGAGGATTTGGGGGGCTTGCATCGGAAGGCCCGGCAAATGGTTCGCGCGTCGGCGCAGTAGTTGAATCCCTCGAACTTCGCAAAATTACTTCAGTTTCAGAAGTGACCGCAGATGCAGCGGCGGCATGGGAAAAAGCCAATGTCTATCGGGGTTGACGGCTCCGGCGACGGCTCCGGCTACGGCTACGGCTCCGGCTCCGGCTACGGCTCCGGCAACGGCTCCGGCTACGGCTACGGCTCCGGCTCCGGCTCCGGCTACGGCTACGGCTCCGGCTACGGCTACGGCTCCGGCTCCGGCGACGGATCCGGCGACGGCTCCGGCGACGGCTACGGCTCCGGCTACGGCAACGGCTCCGGCTCCGGCTCCGGCTACGGCTCTGGCTACGGCTCC